CGCAAGTTTGGCGGGTTTTTTAACGCCCTTTTGCGGGCAATTCGTCCACCTGAAACGCAATCCGGGATACCCGGAAGAAAGAACTACCTTGGCCGCACGTCTTCCTGATGGAGCTATTGTCTCCCTCGCCACCACCTACGGCACGGCTAAAACCGTGTCCGCAATCACCAACGCTACCCCTGGCGTTGCAACCTCTACAGCCCACGGCTTCACTGATGGCGACATCGTGGTCATGGAATCCGGCTGGTCAAACCTGAACAACCGAGTTGTTCGTGTTGACAACAGCGCTGCCAACGTCTTCGATGTTGAAGGCATTGACACCATTTCCACAACATTGTTCCCATCGGGCTCCGGTACTGGCACTGCAACCGAAGTAACCGCATTCACCCAGATCACCCAGATCATGGGCTTTGCGACTTCGGGCGGCGACCAACAGTTTGTTAACTACAGCTTTTTGGAACAGTCGTACGAGACGCAAATCCCTACGATCACAAGTGCGCAGTCAATCACTATTGACATAGCCGATGATCCATCGCTTGCTGGCTACATCGCATTAAAGGCTGCATCTGACTCTCGTGCTATTCGTGCATTGAAGATCGCCATGCCAGACGGCTCCACCATTTACTACAACGGGTATGTTTCATTCAACGAGACGCCGACCGTTAGTAAAGGCGCAGTCATGCAAGTGAAAGCAACATTTTCACTCTTGTCGAGGCCCGTGAGATACGCCGCTTAAAACGCAGCACTCCACAGCCCGCCATGAGCAATCACGGCGGGCTTTTTCACGCCCCTGGTCGCTCCAGATACGGGCGCTTTTTCTCCACAACAACGAAAGCAAATCATGGCCAAATTGGTATTGGGCAAGACCCCCGCAACCTTCAAACCCTTCGACGTCAAGTTCACACTGCCTGACGGTGAAGAAGATCAAATCCTTGTCACGTTCAAGTACAAAACACGTTCACAGTTTGCAGCATTTTTGAATGAACTGTTTGGCGAGTCCGGTGAAGAAAAGCCAAAGACTGAAGAAAAAGTAGACTTTGAAAAGCTGTTTGCCAAAGGCGGCGAAAAGACAGTTGCCCACCTGAGCAAAATCATCGCTGATTGGGACTTTGCCGAAAAGCCAACCGCTGAGAACCTGCGCCAGTTGCACGACCAGGCACCCGCAGCCGCAGCAGCCATCACAGAGGCGTTCAGCTCTGCCTGTACAGCGGGCAAACTGGGAAACTAACGGAGGCGGTTCGTAGATTCTATGAACCGCAAGAAACCGAATCGGAGCTGTCCGCATTCGGCTTCACCCCTGCTGATTTCGGCTCTGGAGAGTACGAAGTCTGGCCCGACAACATGCGGGCAATCAGCATGTTTATCACCCTGCAAACCCAGCTCAGAACTGGGGGCATGGGTGGTGCGATGGGCTTTGACTACAACGTGTACTTTGCCCGCATGGAGCGCATGAAGCTATCCGATCAAGAGTTTGAATGGCTGTTTGACGACATCCGGTTGATTGAGTCCGAAGCCCTTTCTGCAATGAACAAAAAAGATTGAACCCATGTCCGACGACCTGCTAACGACACTGCGATTTGAAGTTGATGGGTCAGGGGTAGCCACGGGCCTAACATCCGTCAAAAGGTCCATCACCGACCTGGGCAACGCGGTAAAAGACATCACCGACAAAACAAACGCGGCGTTGGGTAAAGTCGGCACAGAGGAATTGCCGGTTGCGAAAGGGCTAGAGAAGGCAAGCAAGTCAATCATCAAGCAAACGGGCGATATTGAAAAGGCCATCGCCACGTTTGGATCAACGGCCAGCACCAGCTTAAAGCAGGCATACAAAGACATTAACGCCGAAGAAGTGCGCCTGCGCGGCATGGGGATTGATGCTGCCATCATGAACCCGTATCTTGAAAAGTTACGCGAAGTTCAAAAACTCACCGCAGCAGTGGCAGCGCAAGAGCGCACACTGGCACAAGGCGCAGCCCAAGCCGTAGAAGCCGAAAACCAGCGCCTTGCCCACACGCTCGAACTCAAGCGGCAAATTGCCAGCGTCAAGACCACGGTAGACAACAACAACGCCGCAGCGCAAGCAGCGAAACAAGCCGAAATTGAAGCGCAGCAAAAGTTCAAGCTATTGGGCTTGAACAATCAGATTCAAGCGGCACAAAAGGCGGCGGCAGACGCGCAGGCGGCACAGTCGGCCAAAGCGATTAAAGACCTGAAAGACCTCACCGCAGCGCAAGCAGCCTACCGCCAAGAAGTTATCAACTCTGAATTGAACTTCACGCACACCGGACGCGGCAAAAGCACGGCATTTCTGGCAGACAAGGGCCAACGATTGGGTTTTGATTCGTCATTTATTGAGAAGGAATTGGCAGGGTACAAGAAGGTCGAAGATGCTGCCAAGGCTGCATTCCAAGCGGCAAACCCGCACATTGCCGAAATGTCCAAGCGGGCCGCTGATGCCGGTACATCCGTCAAAGGATTGAGCGCGTCCATGCGCAACGTGCCAGCGCAGTTCACCGACATTATTGTGTCGCTCCAGGGCGGTCAGGCACCACTCACTGTGCTGTTGCAACAGGGCGGACAGTTGAAGGACATGTTCGGTGGCGTAGGCAACGCAGCCCGTGCATTGGGTGGCTATGTTGTTGATCTGATAAACCCGTTCACAGTCGCGGCTGGTGTTGTTGGAACATTGGGCCTTGCATACATCAAAGGCGCAGCCGAGGGCGAAGCCTACAACAAAGCACTCATCACCACCGGCAACGCGGCGGGCGTCACGGCGGGCCAACTTGGCAACATGGCCAAAGCGGTTGCGCAGGCCACGGGCGGAACTGTAGGCGCGGCTGCTGAGGCATTGGCTGGTCTGGCTGGAACGTCTGGAATAGCCGCATCGCAGTTCGAGAAAATCGCAGCCGTTGCCGTGCAAATGGAAAAAGTAACCGGCGTGGCCGTGGCCGATACCGTCAAGCAATTTGCCGAGTTGGGCAAAGACCCGGTAGGCGCATCGCTCAAACTCACCGAATCCACGAAGTACCTGACCGCCGAGGTGTATGAGCAAATCAGGGCATTGGTTGAACAGGGTAAGACGCTAGAGGCTGGTGCGGTTGCGCAAAACGCATTCATCGAGTCAAGCAACAGCAGGATGCCGGAGCTAAAAGAAAACCTTGGCATCGTTGAGAAGTTGTGGCTCAGGATTACAGGTGCGATTAAAGGCGCTGGCGATGCGGTAAAGGAAATTGGACGGGATAAATCACTAGAAGACCAGATTGCAGCCATCAAAAACAAACTTGCAGGCAAGACTGCGAGGTCGAATTACTGGGACGGCGGTAAAGCGCTTGATGCAGAGCTTGTAACTCTGCAAAGGATGCTTGCATCGCAAAAAAGCGCGGCGTTCTACCGGGCTGAAAAAATCAAGCAGGAAGAGGCCAGCATTCGCCTGTCTGAAACGGCGTACAAGAATGAGAAAGACCGCACGGTATTGATGGAGCGCGAGAGGGCAAAAGTAAAAGCGGATTACGAAGCGTCTGCCAAAAGCCTGCGCGATACCGAGAATTACGAAAAAGCGATTGCGCAAATCAAAGAGCGGTACAAGGAAAAAGCCAGCGCGACCGCAAAAACCAAATCTGAGTCGTTATCCGAATACGACAAACTGATTGCAAAACTCGGGCAAGAATTGCCCAAAGCGACCGCCGAAGCCGAATCCGCGCAACACGGCTACAACAAAGCACAAACGGAATTCATCGCTTTGGTGGGCGGCGATTCTTGGGGCAAATTTACCAACGATCAGCGGGCAACTGTAGCCGCGCTGTATGAAAGAAAAATCGCTAGCGAGCAATCAGAAGCCGCTACCAAAGCCCTGGCAAAAGCAGAACAGGAAGCGGCCAAAGCCCAATCCGACTACATGGAAAAGCTGGGTAACGCCGGGGCCAAAGAAGTTGCCGCGCTGGAAACCCGCTTGCAGAAGCAGACCCAACACAACGCCGAAATCGGCAAGACCGCAGAGCAGATTGAAGCCGTACGCCGGGTTGCAGAAGAAGCTGCTACCGCAGAGCTGGAGTCTCAAGCCAAAGCCATTCAGTTGTTGCTGGACAAAGAAGGGGGCCTTGTAGACCTTGCGAACACGCAATACGCAGTAAGCGAAGCGGCGAAACCAATTTATGAGCTGGAGCTAAAAACCCTGCGCGACCAGATCGCCCTGCGCAAACAAATCGCCAAAGGCTACGGCGAAGGTGAACGAAAAGAGGCCAGCGCAGCCGCAGCCAAAGAGGCCAAAAAAGCCGCCGACGATGCCGCCAAAGAGTGGCAAAAAACCGCCGACAAAATCAACGACAGCATTACCGACGCCCTGATGCGCGGCTTTGAGAGTGGCAAAGGTTTCGCGGAGAACCTGCGTGACGCCGTTGTCAACATGTTCAAAACGATGGTCCTTCGCCCTGTAGTGCAGGCCACCGTGGGCGGAACGCTGGGCGTTCTGGGTATGAACGCCGCAGCGCAATCAGCAGACTCGGGTGGTGTGGGGGGGCTACTCAATACCGCCAGCGACCTCAAGACGCTTTACGGCATGAAGGATTGGTTTACCGACTTCGGTAGCGCAGCGGCCAGCTCCATTGTCCGTGGCGGCGAAATCGCCTACAGCGCCGGGTTTGAGAAAATTGGCTCAAGCATGATGAGCGTGAGCGAG